GGCGTGAGCTTGATGTCGGTCGCTTTGAGCGTTCGCGTTGTGCGTACTGACAACATGAAAACTACTTTCTCGATCTCAGCTGCTGCGGGAAGGCCTGGTTCACGCTCACGGTGTAGGTGTGGGTGACGCCGGGAACGATATCGACGGTCACCGATCCTTGCACCTCGTTGCCGTCAGGGGCCACGGTCTGCGCCGTCACTTCGAGGGTCTTGCGGGTGTCCGGTGGATCGACGACGGTGATGTTGACCACGCTGGTGTCGAGGCTGACGACTTGGATCTGATCGGTGTCGTCGTCGGTAGACCACTGCCAGCTGGTGTTCACGGGAAGATCGATGGGGTTGCCATTGTCTTCCAGGGTTGCGGCGAAAGCTGCTGCCTTATTCGCTTCTACGGCCATGAAAATTTCTCCTCATCGTTTGGGGGTGGGGGCGGGTTGCGGTTTGGGCCGGGTGATGACGACTTGCTCCACACTCACGCTGTAGCTGTGAGCGAAGCTTTCGAGCACATCGAGAATCTGGTGGAGACAATCGTTGCTATCCTGCGCGGTGGCGAGAAGCTGCTGGCTCACGGCCAGGTTCTGGGTGGCGACGTCGAGGATCTGTTTCAAGATCTTGTCGGTCGAACTCTTGTCGGAGCTTTGGTGTTCCGGTGTTGGCATTCGCTACTCCTTATTGCGGGGCCCAGAGACTGTCGTTGATGGCCGCGCGTTCCCACTTGCGCTCATCCCAGGCCGCAGCCTGGTCGCCAGCTTTCGATAACATGTTCTGCGCCAGCTGGGCCTCGTTCTGTTGATCGATCTCCTCAGACTTCGCCTGGTGGCGCGCGCCGATGGCCGCGATCTGGCCCTGGATCTTCTGCTGCGCCTGGCCACCCTGCGAGGCCTGCTGATACTTCTGCTGCTCCTCGGGAGTCATGGGGCGGATCAGTTCGCGGGAGTTATGCCACTCGCTCACTTCCATGAACATTTCGAGCAGCATCTTGACATCGATCACGTAGCCGGTGGCGTTCAGCTGCTGCACCAGGGGCGCGTTCTCGAAGATCTGAACCATCAACGGCAAGGCCTGCGCCATCGCTTTCTTTGCGGCCAGGTGCGCCCCGGCCAGGCACTCGAAACGATCCCGGCTCTCATAAAAGTTTTTGGCATCGAGTTCAAAGGCATCGCCCAACTCGTCGCCCAGGATGTCGCGAATCTCCTGGGGCTCCATGCGATCTTTCACGAAGAAGTCGAGCAACTCGATCACCGGCAGCAGCACACCCTTCACAAAATGGCCCACGGGCCCTTGGATACGTCCCGCGTTCGCGGCCATGATTCCGCCCGCGCCGGTCGCGGTGCGCGCAGCAGAGCTGCCTCCCCGGCCCGGCAATGAGCCCTGCGAGAAAGCTTCGTCCGATCCGGTGGTGGACTGCGCGCTCTGCGCTGCGGCCTGGAGGGTGGGGAATACCTCGGGGGGAACTTTCGGTGTCTCGATGATGCCGAAGGCGTCCCGCACCGATTGACCGGCCTTGGTGTCAACGTCCACAATCCCGCCGATGCGGGTGCGGATCGCCTGGGTCGGCGCGTTCGCACCGCGATCTCGCGCATACATCGGGTTGATCGCAAAACTCAATAGGTCTAATAGCGCGTCGGTGAGGCCTTTTTCAATTCGCTGGTCACTTCCGGCCAGCCTTCCGACCCCTATGCCTAGCGGGGAATTCGGAATGTTCCAGAAGTTCGCCGAGAAGTAGGGAAGGAAGGGAAAGCCGTGTTCTTCCTTGCGAATCAAAACTCCGCGGTCGCCGCCATCGGGGGAGAGAACGGTGTACACATAGGTGCGATCCCACCGCTCCAGGCACTGGATGGGGCGCTCATCAGGAGCCACACTCGAGGGCTCTTCAGGATTCTGGGCATGCTGGATCGCCCAGTTCTGCCCGCCCAGGTTCAGCTGCACCTGGCTGGGCGAAGCGGCGGATCCATCCTGCTGCGCGAAGAAGAAATCCTTCAACTCCTGTTCGCTGGGGATGTCATAGCCGCCGGTCACCTTGCCATCTTTGTCTACTTCCTTCTGCTGGCGCATGTCATCGAGATCGCGCCAGGTGGGGTAGGTGACGTGGACGATGTACTTGCACTTTTTATGCATGGCGTTGGGCTTGCGCCAGCTGGGATCAAACAACACGCTGCCCAGTTCGCAGACTTCTAGCTCCAGGCCCTGCTCGGTGATCTCGGTTTTTTCGGTGGTGAGAGTATTCGACTCTTTGGTGTGGATGGTGAGTTCGCCGCCCATGGGCAGCTTCTGCCGGATCGGTTCACCCTGCGGGGTCTTGGTCTTCTTTACGCGCGTCTCTTTTTTCCAGCAGGCTTTCAGAATGACGGTGCCGAAGGTGGTCATCGATTCGAGCGCGTCCTCGGCCACGGTTTCGAGATCCGCCGAATCAAGCAGCGTTCCATAGAGCGCGGTCTTGGCCCGCGCCGTGGTCTGCGAGGTCGCAGGCCTGGGGCGGATCAGGAAGGGCGGCGTCTCGTAGAAGATTCCGCTCTTCATGCCCGGCACCAGGGTGTTGACGTGCTTGGCGACAGTGAAGCGGGAGATGTTGGCGCGGCTGACGGTCGAGCCCTCGAAGATTTGATTGGTGCGCGGCGATTGATACAGCACATCGGACTCGCGCCAGAATACGGTCCACTGTTTCTGATCGAGAAAGGCGCGCGCGCGCTCCGCATCCTGAATCACCAGCTGCACCGCAGCGTCATCGGTGTAGTGGGGATCGAGGCCCGGCTCCATCACCTGGACCTGGCCAGGCGCGATGACTCGCGATCCCGAAACGGTTCTTGTCAGTGTGGCCACTAGAAGTTCCTTTTGATCCCGTCAACGCCGGCACTTGATGCGCTCAACAAATCCACATTACTGAAAAAGCGGAATCCAGTACTTCACCCCGGCCACCATGTAGGGCACGAATTGCACCGCCGCCTGGGGATTGGCCGGGCCACCGCCGGTTCCAATCGCCGGGGAGGTCACTGCGGTTTGAGTGCCGGTGCCCACGCCGATAGCTTTCTCGATGGGATCTTTCATCGAATCCAAATAGGTCATAACCGTCTCCTTTTTAGCCGCTTAGTCCTGGCATCATCTCGCTGAGTTCGTCGTTCTGCTGGGCCACCCACTCTTCTTCCTGCTCGGGCAGCACCGGCTCCTTCTCTTCGTACTTGCCGCGCCCGTACACGCGGTCGTAGGCGTCCTGGCTGATGTAGGCCTGGAACTGCTCGTCATCGTTCCAATCAAACCCTTCCGCCGCAATCGAGGCGGGAAGTTTCGAGGCCACGCGCGCGATCACGCTGGCGATCTCCGTCTCCTCGATCATGCCGAAGTGGTACAGCTGCCGAAACGCTTCCTGGCCGTGGGGCAAGTTATCAGCGAACAGCAAGCGCCCGGCCAGCAGATGAGGCTCGGCGCACTTCACGTCGAGCGCGCGCGCGGTGGGATCCTGCAAGAATTCGCTCCAGGCAATCTCCATGCGCCAGTCCGCTTCGAGCGCCTCGTTGCGAATGGCGGGCAAGAGCGCGCGCGCCCCCGGCGTGTCCTCGATCTCGACACGTTTCTGTTCCCACTTCTTCGAGATCGCGACCACGCGCCGGGCCAGAGAAGTGGGCGTGAACTGGCCGCGCACCAGGTCCACGATGGTCATGCGCCCCTCGATCTCGGAGCCCACCGCGCAGGCCGCATTCTTTTCCTCGCCATACTCGAAGCGCCAGGCGATATGGAGATTGCCCGCGCGGTCGCTGACCTCGGGCGGCACCTTGGCGGCGTCGAGCTTGTCTCTCGGGAAAGTGGATTTGAAGTTGCCCTCGGCCACGTTCATGTACTGGGTCCAGAAAGAACTCTCATCGAGAATCTTCTCGCTGCGCAGAAACTCCCAGCTGAGTTGCTCGGGGAATTGCAGGATCACATCGGCCTCGGTGAGTTCGTCGTCCTCGAGCTTGAGCGCGTGGCTGCGGCGAATGTAGGCGGGCTTCCAGAGCAGGATGGTTTCTTCACCGGCCTTGGCGATCATGTCGCCGTAGAGATCCATGGGCCCGTAGCGGGTGCCGGTGATATCGAGCAGGCCGGTCTGGCCCAGCATTTTCAAATTGATGTAGAAGTTGGTGCGGACCTTGCGCAGAGAGAATGCGGTCTGAGAGTTGCGATTGTCCTGCACATCCTCGCTCTTGATGATGTCGGGGTGCCAGCC